TCCAAGATAACAGTAGTTACAGCTCTTTTGTAAGCATCTCCGATTTTTGGTAAATCAGGATGTTCCAATACTGGCTGCCATTTTTCTTGTAAGTTTTCAGTAAGATACATTTTTATCTCTCCTATTTCTAGTTAGTTGTAATTAAACTAAATCTTTACAGATTTAATATTTTTAGTAATAGCGGCTGTATATGCAGCCATAGCATCGGATTTGCCCTTTGTGAAATCACTCGGAGCGTTAGCCGCAACTGCGTCAACTTCTGTTTTAGATGTTTCAGCAATTTTTGTTTTAGGGAAATAAGAATCTTTAATAGTTTCTAACTTTTCCGTAAATTTATCAGCACTTTCGTACTCAACATTTTCAGCCATCTTCTCGAATTTTTCTTTTTCTGTGTCAGCTAAATCTTTTGATACTTCATCAATTGCTTTTGCTTTATCAGCGTCAGAAACTTTTTTAGTTAAATCAACAGTTTTAGAAATTTGGTCATTTAACTTTTCTTCAAGTTTTTTGTTCTGAGATGTTAAGTCATCTAGTACATTGTATTTTTCTTCGGGAACATCAATATAATGTTCTTTGAATAAATCTTTAAGACCAGTAATAAAGTCTTCAGCGATTTCAGTTCTAATTCCTCTTTCAACCGCTAATTCGTTTTCTTTCATCCATTCTTCAACAACATAGTTTAGGTATGAGTCAACTTTTTCGACCATAGCTTCTTTTACTGTTTCAGTTTCAGTTGAAAGTTTGTCTTTATATTGTGCCTCAAGGATTTGTGTTTGTTCCTTAATTCTTGTCTTAACAGCAGTTTCAAATATAGTAGCAGCTTTATCTTTGAATTCTTCAGATAAATTAGCGTCAGATGAAACTAATGCTTTAACATCAGCAGATAAGTCGATTTCTATTTCGTCAGATTTAGTTTCAGCAACAACTTCTTTTTCTTTTTTATTTTTTGATGCTTCATCTTCGTCTTCTTTTATAGATGTGCCAGGTTTTTTATCTTTTGGTAAAGAACCATCCTTAGCATTTTTCTTCGCCGGATCTGATGTGTTTTGTTTTGCCTTAGAAGCAGCGTCTGGATTACTATCAGTTGGTTTTACAACTGCGGCACCCATATCTACTGCATCATTTTTAAGGGTTGCAGGTTCAGCAGGTGAAGCTTTTGCGATAACAATATTCTTTGCTTCTTCTACTTTCTCTACATCATTTTTAATGTCAGACATTCGGTTTCTCCTTGTTTAATAAAATTTAAATTTAAATTTCAGTATTATTAATATTTATACAATTAACCATCTTAATATAAACGCAATTAAATTAAGCTGCGTAGGTTATTAAAGTTTAGTTAAAAAGTCGTTAAAAATAGAGGCTTTTGTTTCTGCCAAGTCGGCACGTTTAGCTTTTTCTATTTGTTGTTTATATTCTTCAACCGTTTTACTTTTCAGTACACCGTTGTCCCATACCCACTCTTTACCTTCCATTATACCTTCAACGAAAGCGTCTGGAGCACTTGGGTCAGCAACGATATCAGCTGCGGTAGCAAGGTAAAAATCTCGACCAACAGTACCGTTAGATATTGATCCCATACCTCTTGATGATACACCTAATTGAGCACCTTCGTCAATTAAATTCTTAACGATTTTACCGTAAGGAGTATCCATTACTTTAGCCTCACCTATGAAGTTTTTACCTTCTGGTTTTAGACTCGTAATCATATGTGAAACTCTTTCTAAGTTAACTGTTGGTCCATCTGGATGTCCTAGTTCACCGAAAGCACGTTTCTTATTAATTAATTCATTTGAATATCTTGTAACTTCTTTTGCAAGGGTTTCCACAGGATAAATACGACCGTTACGGTTCTTAACATCCGCCTGCATAAAGATACCTCTTATCTTATAAGACTTCCCACCAGCCGCAGTGGCTTCTGTCAAAACTTCAATTTTTTCTATTGTTTCTGTTATTAACTTCATATTATCTTTCCACCTTTTCTTTATTGTAAACTTTATCTACAATTCCTTGTTTAACTTCCTCTTGTTTTATCTTATACTTTTCAGCAAAGGCCAATTTAAATTTTTCAGCAAGATCATGTTTACTTTTATTACCAACAATTCTTTCTAATACTTCTCTTACGTTATCTTTAGCCATATTATCTTACTTCAATAATGATAGTATAATTGTCCCCAGCAACAAAACCTTTTGTTGAAAGCAATATATCTCCAGCAGGAGATGTACTAGCAGTCAACGTTGCATTATTAGGTATAGAATTACCTGCTGTATAATAATCGTGATAACCTCTACCAGATAAAAAACCAATTGTTGTATTTGCAGCACCTGTTCCACTACCTGCCCATAATAATTCAACACCTGATTTACCATTTGTTGTATTAACTGCCCACCAAATTTTCGCAACACTTCTCTCAGCGTCTTCGGTCATAAATGTTAATGCACTAGCATCCATTTTTGCTACAAGCGTTTCACCTGATCCGTCACACATATTTGTAAACTTCATCACGGTTTTTGTACCAGACGTATCTACAATTGTTTGACTTGTTACAACATCAGCCATTAATTATTTCTCCTAAATTCTGTTATCAACAAATAACTACTTACGTTTGAGTCTGTTGTTAATAGTATTTTTTTATCGTTACCAAACTTTAACTGATCGGGTCGTAATCCATACTTACCTTTACCAGTCAAAGTCAAATCGTTTTCTTCACTAGAGGCACTTAACGTTAATGTACCAGTACCTTCTATCAAATAATAACACTCAATTAAACTTACTAGTGATTTATTTGTACCACTTGTTAGTTCTTCAGCATCAACCATTATCTGATCGGTTTCACTTCCAATACCTTTTGAATTAACAATGTATTTGGAAGTGGTACTAACAACCGAAGTATTACTAATTGTCATAAGAAATATTAAGCAGTAAATCCTACTTCTTTTCTTAGTTCAATCAATATATATCCAGAAACTCCATAAGCATTACACTTTAGGTCTCCTGAACTTGCACCAGCATTAGTTGCATTGTTTTCAATCTTACCAGCAGTACCATCATAGTGTCCTGTACCTGCAAGATTGATTGCCTTAGTATCAGCAGATGAACCAACAAATTCAATGTCTGCCCAACCAGTATTGTCGTCAGCAGTACCTTGTATTAATGCCCACCAAACTCTAGTGATAGATAAATTTGCACCATTAGCGTGTCCCGCCAAAGCACTTGCATCAAGTACAACGGAGTCAGCAGTTGTATTATCGTTCATGTTTACTAAAACAGTAACTAAACCACCAGCAGCACCACTACCTGTTGCAATTTTTGTATCTTTTAATGTTCTTGTAGCAATTGCCATTTTTTATTCTCCTTAATTAATTATTTCATTGTCAAAATAATCTTCTATATTCGACACTTTAACGTTTCTTTTTTTAGCTACTTGTTTAACAATACCATCAATCTTTGTTATAAGATCATCCCCCTTGATATTGTTAATCATAGTATATACATCTTTAACCGCCTGTTTTTCTGCAGGAGATAGTTTCTTATACTCCTCAGTTATTTTAGGACTGTCTTCCTTCAACTCGTTAAGAGTTCTTTTAAACTTCTGGAACGACAGCTGGTTCAACATCTTCTCCACCTTGATCTATTTCTACTGGCTCTTGTTCAGTTGCAACAGGTTCAGCAGGTTCTTGTCCTGGTGTAACCACGCCACTAGCATTATTTAATCCACTAGCGTCTTTAATTGCTTCTTGTTCTTTAGCATTATTCAACCAATCATTAGCAACTGTTTGTCTTTTATCATCAAGAGCTTGTCCGATTTTATCAGACAAAGCATTTTTAAATGCGTCTTGAGCTTTTATATTGTCACCACTCGAAAGTGAATTGACCATATTTTTTATATTATCATTTGGCATAATTATTTATCTCCTATATTTATATCGGAATCACTATCACTTGTTTCCATTTCTTGACCTTCAGGCGCAGCAATAATTCCTTGTTTTATTTCATCAGCAATCTGATTATTAATTTCAACGATATCCTCATCACTTTGTCTTAATACTTTTTTTCTTATAAAGTCTATTGAGTAGTATTTACCAATATACGGACTTACTTCTTGAGCAAGACTTAATCTTTCTCTCATTATTTCCGCTTCTTTTAACTCAGCAAAGTATCCATCTTTTAAGAAATCAAATTGAATATGACTGTGAATCTTTTGCCAATCTTCAATTGTGATAACACCTTTTAAGACTAATTGTGATTTTAATATATCACTAAAGACTTGTGTAAATCTTTTTCTTAATCTTTGAATAAATTTAGTAAATTTTAATTCATCCCTTGTTATCTCAGCAGCCTTACCAAGATTAAAACCTGCTTCTGATTCCATTCTTGAAATTGGTACATTCAATGCCTTATATAATTTCTTTTGAAAGTATTGAACATCTGAAATCTCACCAAGATTTTGTCCACCTGGTAGAGTAGATACTTCAGTTCCTTTTGCACCTTCTCGTCTTGGTAACCAAAAGTCTTCAAGCATTGACATATGTTTTCTGTCATCTCTTATCTCACCAGTTGAAGCATCATAAACAAGTTTATTTCT